TGCTAGGAGTTCTTCCACGCCTTCTTTTCCAACTCTACCCGTTCCTCCAAATTCTTTGTCATAGGCTATCAATTCGCCATCTAGATGCGAAAGATTCATTCTCAAATTCCTAAAATCAAGATTATGTTTGTGATTTCCGCTATAACCCATATTCGCAATCTGCAATGCCAACTCTCGCATCTCTTCAGGTGTTCCTTGCTCTCCATAATGACCACCTTGACTCATCAATTCTGCCACAGTCATTATAGGAAATTCTAATCCCATGTCACCACGAATCTTCGCCATATCACGAATTTGATTAGACAAATGTTGCATCGAAGCCTGTACATCCTCATCTTCATAATTTAACCCAAGCCCCTGTGCTAATTGTTCAGCAGAATGACTGGCTTTAGCCTTGAACTTGCTATTGTCATGCATAAACTCTTTGACATCTGAAGGGCGTGGACGGACTTCCTTTTCCCTCATTGTTGTGTCAGTATTGCCCAGAACGGGTAAACCATGATTCTCATGTGGCTCACGCGCAAGCATTTGGTTTATCATCGCGGCATATTGCATGACGTTACCCGCTAACATCTCAAGTGGAAGGGTAGGGTGGAATAGGGCAGGGTCCATCATCGGTAGGTATTGTTTGGCTCTTTGAGCAATAGCATTGGTATGTGAAGTCAGCATTTTTTGTTCATCTTTTATTGATTGATTGCGCTGAAGAGGTCCAGCAGAATCTATTTCTGCACCTAGTCTGTCCAGTTGTTCCCGAAGATTTTTTTGCTCTGCTTTGAGATGCTTTTTCTCTGTCTCATTATCTGTAGATTCAATCTTATCATTTAGCGATATTATCTTTTCATAGATTCGATTTTGCTCTTCAAATTTTTCACTCAAATTATCAGCAGGTGTACCCTCATCTACAATACTATCGTCAAGGAACTCAGGTCGACCTAGTGCAGAAATAACACTATGACTTGCTGCTGTAGGATAAATTCCAGAACCTTTGTCTGGCCTCTTTACAGTCATGTCAGCAACATTAGCAGAAGGACGTAGTAGTGGATTGGCAAAGCCGAGTCCAGTGCCAAATCGATGAAATCTATGATTGACTTTTCGACGAGTATGTTCGTGCCCAAGTGCATATCCGCCTGTACTACCTGCCTTTGAATGAATCAATGGAATGCTTCCAGCAGTAATGCCATTGTAAGCATTTTTGACCGCTTTCATTTCATCCTCATCATTGTTTTTAATCGCTTGATATAATCGCCTACGTAATTCATTTATATGCTTTGGACTTGTATGAAATACGTGTCGATAAAACGGTTCTCTTCTGTCACCTTGACCCATGCTGAAGCCGACATAACCATGCATATTATTCTCTGAATCAGTAATGTCACCTTGGTCCACTCTCGTACCAGCCGTTACTTTACCACCCTTTGTCTGCTTAAACGATGTAAGTTCAGGACTCGTTTGGCCAAACGGAGCCAAAGCAGCAATCATCTTACCATCAGCAATTCTAGATACGCCACCAACAAATGCAGTACCACCCCTCATTGAATTTTCATCTACTCTAAGTCGGATTTGGTCCTCAGTTGGAGAACGATTAAACAACAAACTTTCGGTTTCGCCAAAGTCATTTTGGAAAGGTAGAGGGTTACCATTTTCATCAACCTTAGTGTCATGCAAAAACAAGCCATGTTCATGCAGGAGATTAAACAATGTATTCGGATGCCCTGCCATACCCCCTATACCTCTAAATGGTTGATTCCAATGATATGCCAAACCTTTGTTTTCGCCTTGAGTTACCTCATTAGAATACATATTTGGGTCTATATGTTCGTAGAAATGAAACGGACCTGCGTTTCTAGCAATACGACCTGCACGCGTTTGCTTTTGGATTCTTTCTACCTCTTTCAAAATGTGACTTACTTCATCTTGAGTAAACGCTGATTGAGAAGGATGCCAGTCTTTGTATTCAGGATGGTTTCCGGGTGTGTGTATTTCGTTACTCCTTGGGTCAACATTCAATAAAGCCAACAAAGTTTCTCGATTCATTTCTGAAGAAGAGCCTTCTTTTTTCTCAAGTTGACCATTAGCATTGACTACTAGATGTTCATTAAATTCACCTGTTTTTGGATGCCTTCCCAACTTCTCTCCAGTCATATTTTCCCAATTTTCGATAGCCTTTTCGTAACCACGGCTGATAGAATTTATAGCCTGAAAATTTGTTTTTCTTGAAGCATCTTCCACATCAAGGCCCAATTCAGTACGCATGTGAGCGAATGAATTTGCACCAG